AGCAAGGGGCTAAATGTCCCTTGTGGTTGTGCTGCTAGAAAAGGAGCATTAAACAAAATATTTCCTTACAAACAATAATACATGGCTTTCAAACTTCAAAACCCTCCATACAATTGCGACAATACACCAATATATCGCGTAGACATGGAAGATGGCGTAATGGGCAAAGCTAATAATAATGGTACTATAATCATTAATAAAGACTTAGACCCAAGCCAAATAGACGATGTAGTTGCTCACGAGCAAGTTCATTTAGATCAAATGAAACGCGGTGATTTAGATTACGACGACAACAACGTGTATTGGAAAGGTAAAAAATATTCAAGAGCTGACATGGAAGAAGGGGCAAAAAATTTGCCTTGGGAAAACGAAGCTTATAAAAACTCATAATATGGCATTCAAATTAAGATCACAAAATATAGGCTCAATGCCTTTACACAAAAGCGGACAAGGAAGTTTTAAAACTAATCCCTTTAGCAATATAAAAACTCCTTTGTTTGCTATAGATCCTATTACTGAAAAAGAAAAAAAGAAAAAGAAAGAAGAAGCTGAAGAGGATTATGAAGAAATAGATAGAACTGTAACAACTAGAGAAGGTGTCCAAGATGGTGTTTCTGGTACATTTACAGATACTAATATAAATGAGCAAATGATAACCGAGGACTATGATATAGAAGTAACTCCCGGAGGTAGGAGAACTAAACTTCCAGATGATGAATATGTTGCTTCGTTAATCAATTCGGGAATTGGAAGAGAAGAAGCAGCCCAAAGAAAGCTTGTTGATCCTAAATTTCTTGAACTATTTCCACTTACTATAGACAACCGACAAAGAGTTGAAACTACTTTTGAAAAAAATCCCCCTATGGAAAACCCTTATTCAGGTTATGACACTGGGTATGCTTATAACACAGACTTTGGCACAGGTGGAAAATTGGGTTATATAGGTCGAACAGACGACCCGGCTGAAGCAAATAAAATAATACAAAGAGGTGAAAACGTTTCTGCCAATACAAACGCGCGAGTTGAAGGACTAAATGCGTCTCAACAACAAGGAGGCACTAGCGGCATGATTGATCAAGATAGAAACAACTTTCAATCAGAACAAGGTTATGTAGTTGGTATTAAAAATGAAGAAGATTATGACGCTTATGACAACTTTGGACTTGGTAGAACAAAAGGCTTTAGTGTTCCTGGATTTAGAGATGGTTACTCTTCAAATCCAAGGGGTGCAATTCAACAAGATTTTAAAGCAGCTAAAGTTGCTTTACAAGAAAAATACCGTGGATCAAAAGATAGAACTGCATTCAATAAAGAAAAGCAAGCTTTAATAGATTTAAGAACTGCTAAAAAAGAAGCAGCTAGATCAGGTAAATTTTATAGCCCCGAAATGAAGCAAAGATTTACCGATAGTCACGATACTATATACGAAAGAAAACAAGACGATGGATTATTTACACAACCGACAGGTGGTGGACGTTCTGGTCTTATTGCTTCACCATCAGAAACAACAATAAACAGTGGTTTTCTTAACACTGTTTTAAGTGACTTAGAATTAGCAAAAGCTGACAAACAGAAAAAACGTCTAGAAGCTGCACGACTTAGAAGAAGATAAATGAAAAAAATTTGGGAATGGTTAAGCGGTAACGTTATCAAGGATGTTGGTGACGTTATCGATAATCTAACAACTACAGAAGAGGAGAAGCTTCAAATTAAGAAAGAGATCCAAGTAATAGTTGAAAAAGCCTCTGCGGAAGCAGAAGACCAAATAAGTAAACGCTGGGAATCTGATATGACATCTGATTCATGGCTTAGTAAAAACACGCGTCCAATGGCGCTTATATTCTTGTCATTTATGGCTATAGCTTTTATATGGGTTGATAGTCACCATGAAATTTCATTTACTGTAGAACAGGAGTGGATAGAATTATTAAAACAACTATTAACAACCGTATACGTGGCTTACTTTGGATCACGAGGTTTTGAGAAATATAAATCAATAAGTAATAAATAAATAAAAAGATATGGGACAATTCGGTAATCAACCTGATTTTATCACAAATGACATTCAAATAGTAACACCTGTTTTAGCAGCTAATCTAGCCGCAACTGACTCTTTAGACGGTTCTATTATATATGTAGGAACTAGCGCGGCGGCGAATCTTCAAGTAATACCCGCAGGTGTTGTAGGACCATTTACCGTAAGCAAGTTTAACGCTATAAACAACGGTGGTGAGCAATACTCACCAGGAGTTAATACTTTTGCAACTACCACTACGGGTAATGGAACAGGGCTTACTGTAGATGTAGTAGTAGCAAACGCAGCTCCTCAAAATATATTAACAATAGCTGTTAATACCGCGGGAACTGGTTATGAAAACGGAGATTTTATAGAAGTAGAAGAAGGTGGTCAAGGTGGTGTTAATCAAGCAAAATACCGCATAGAAGTTTCTGCTGGTTTACCAACAGCAGCTCAAGCTATTACTTTTACAAACGTTATTCAAGGAGAGTGGTTTCCAGTAGTTGTAGATTATGTTTTATCTGACTTAACAACTGCTACTAATTTAATAGCCGGTAAATAACTAATATACAAGTAACTATATTAATATAAACAATCAAATTTAATCAAATGAAAAAAATAACAGAAGAGCAGTTGAAAACTGCAAATGAAAACCAAGAGAAACTAATTGGATTAGTAAATCAAATCGGTGTTATTGAAACTCAAAAACATGCGCTACTACACGATGTAGCTGAAGTAAATAAAAACGTTGAAGAGTTTAAATCAGAGCTAGAGAAAGAGTATGGAACTGTTTCTATTGACTTAAAAACAGGTGAATATACTGAAATTGAGGACGACTCTAAACTTAAAGTAGCTGAGTAATGTCTTCAGTTGTAAGAAAAATAAGTATTGGTTCAGATTACAAAAATGATGCTATGCATTATTCAGTAGGTCAACAAGTATACGGTGGTCACGAAATATCACACATACTATTAGACGAATCTGATAGCTCTTACAATATTCATATAAAGAAAAACAACGAGGTAATGCCATGGAAGAAATTTAATTCTCACATGGCAATATCTGTTGAATATGATTTAGAATATTGATGAGAAGCCTCTACGATTTTATTGTTGAGCCTCTAGGTGATAAATACAGTAATAAAGTCAAGGTTGGAGATAAAGAGTTAATTGTAAATACAAAGATAGAAGATTTTAAATTTGTAAATAGATTAGCTAGAGTTTTAGAAACACCCAAGGCGTTTAATACGGGTATTGAAATAGGTGATATAATTGTTATACACCAAAACGTGTTTAGAGTATTCTATGACATGAAAGGAGAGAAAAAGAAAAGCAGATCTTGGTTTAAAGATGATTTACATTTTTGCGCTATAGATCAAATTTATTTATATAAAAATAAAGAAGGTTGGCATTCATTTGGCGATCGTTGCTTTATAACTCCAATAAAAGACAATCAGTCTTTAACGCTAGATAAAGAGCAAAGCCTTATTGGTATATTAAAATACGGTAATAGCTCCTTAAAAGCACTCGATATTAACCCAGGAGACTTAGTAGGCTATACACCGAACGGTGAATGGGAATTTTTAATTGATGGCAAGCGTTTATATTGTATGAAATCTAATGATATTGTAATTAAATATGAATACCAAGGAAACGAAGTTGAATATAATCCAAGCTGGGCAAGTCGCAGTTGAGGAACTAATTAAAGTAGCTAAAGAAGCTATTGTTGATTCAGGAGACGATATCACGGCGGATAGATTAAAAAATGCAGCAGCTACAAAAAAGCTAGCTATATTTGATGCATTTGAAATATTAAATAGATTAGAAGCTGAAGAAGCATTGTTAAACGAAAAACCTGCAGAAGTAAAAGAAGAGAAATCTTTTAAAGGTTTTGCAGAAGGAAGATCTAAATAATGTACGAGCAAACTCTATATAAGGTCGTGAAAGACCACGTAAAACCTAAAGTTCTTAAGAGAATGAATAGGTATAAAAAGTGGGAATATGGTCACAACGCGGAGCATGATTTAGTGGTTATTAGTAAAACTGGTGAAATAGGTGAGATATATAAGATACAGGATCTTTTAATAGCTTTACCTAAAGAAAAAGATATTATAGAATTTGAGAATGACAGATGGTCTTACGCTAAGTACCCAAAAGAATTAAGTAAAATAAAATCTGTATTTGATTGGGAAGAATATCCGTTAGACTTTAAAGAAAAATGGTATGACTACATCGATAAAGAATTCACAAGACGTGATGAAGGTTTTTGGTTTATTAACAAAGGCGAGCCTACTTATATTACTGGTACTAACTACATGTACTTGCAGTGGAGTAAGATTGATGTTGGGCAACCGGACTTTAGAGAATCAAATAGATTATTCTATATATTCTGGGAAGCTTGTAAAGCCGACAAACGGTCTTATGGTATGTGCTATCTTAAGAACCGTCGAAGCGGATTCTCGTTTATGTCCTCAGCTGAATCAGTTAACCTTGCAACAATATCAACGGATTCACGGTTTGGTATATTGTCCAAATCTGGTCCGGATGCAAAAAAGATGTTCACAGATAAGGTCGTACCAATTTCAGTCAACTATCCATTTTTCTTCAAACCCATACAGGACGGTATGGATCGTCCAAAGACCGAACTTGCCTACCGTGTCCCGGCATCAAAGTTCACGAGGCGCAAACTCGATTCGAATGAGAAGCTCCAGGAGATTACCGGTCTCGACACAACGATCGACTGGAAGAACACAGGCGACAACTCGTACGATGGGGAGAAATTAAAACTACTAGTACACGATGAAAGTGGAAAGTGGGAAAGACCTACAAATATATTAAACAACTGGAGAGTAACTCGAACTTGTTTAAGATTAGGTTCTAGAGTTATTGGTAAATGTATGATGGGTAGTACCTCAAACGCTTTAGATAAAGGTGGTGCAAACTTTAAAAAACTTTACAATGATTCAGATGTTACACAAAGAAACGCCAATGGACAGACACGCTCAGGACTCTATTCTTTGTTCATACCTATGGAATGGAACTACGAAGGATACATTGATTCTTATGGCTTTCCTGTATTCAACACACCAAAAAAAGAAGTTGAAGATCCACACGGAACAAAAATAACACAAGGC